AGACCTTTCCGCCTTTTTTCATGGCAACTTGGCGGCCTTTGGTTTTGCCTTTCATAGCAACGCCATCAGCAGACTTGTGACCACCAGCCAAACCGCCAGCAGCCATCTTCTTGACCTTGCCGCCGTGCTTCATACCGGCTTCAGCCATCTCATGCTTGACCATTGACTTGGGAGCGCCCTTTTTCTTCATAAAGGACACTTCTTTCTTCATCATTGCCTTTGACTCTTTCATGACTCCACCTTCCTTTTTAGTGAACTCTTTACCTACGGACGTTGGTACGCCCACCTTTTTTGCAAACTTTGGGTTATTAGCCACCGCTTGCATAAACCGCTCCTGCTTGGCTGAAACGCTAGGCACGAGTCTTACCCCGAATAGCACAGCCATCAGCCCGGGCAGAAGCAGACTTTACCTTGCCGCCCTTTTTATAAACTTCAATACCCATCTCACGAAGCCTTTGTTTTGTTTCTTCGTCTGGGGCGGCCCCACCGGTCATATCAACACCAGCAGATTGCATATTGGACATCAATCTACCCATCATTCCACTACCACCAGACGGTGCCGCACCCGGTTCTGCCGTTACGGTTTCAGACTTACGACCCATATCAAACCATCCTTCCGCGAGTTTTACCACGTTGAGCACACCCATCGGCACGCTTAGAGGCCGAACCAACTACTCCGCCAGAGCGTTTCTTTTCTGGCTCAGACTTAGGCTCTTCTTTCTTTTCTTCCTTTTTTTCCTCTTTTGCAAAAGGTGAAGGCTTTTCCCCTTTGGGTAGGAAAGAAGACAGGATGCTCAGGGCTTTAATAGGATCCACGCTACACCATCCTTCCACGGGTTTTGCCGCGAGTAGCGCAGCCATCAGCACGCTTAGAAGCGGAAGACATTTTGACTTTTCCACCTTTTTTCATCCCCTGAGCAGCGGCCTGTTCAGCAGCGGCTTGTTCTTCCATCCGGCGTTTTTCTTCCTCATTCTGGTATTTGTCAGCCTCTTTTTTAAGAGAACGCGACATTCCCGGAACAGCAGCGCCAAAAGAACCGTAGTTAGCAAGATCTTTTAGTTCCACTTTTACACCATCTTCCCACGAGTCTTGCCGCGCATGGCACAGCCGTCAGCACGCTTGGAAGCAGAAGACACAGTGCCGCCAGCACGCTTTTTCATCAATTGTTCTTTGGATTTGTCAGCGTACTCTTTTTCTTGGGTGAATCCGGCTTTGTCAGCCAATTGGCTAGCACCAAGAGTAACAGCACGAACAGCACGCTTAATCAAAGGCATATCGTCATCAACCTTTGTTTCACGGATCATCTTTGTCCGAGTAGATTCTTCAGCCATTTAAATCATCCTTCCTTTGGTTTTGCCCCGTTGAGCGCAACCGTCAGCCCGTTTAGAAGCCGAACTAACCGAACCACCTTTTTTATATGGAAGCGGTTTATCTAAATCGGATACTTTGCCTCGTGTTTCACGACGTTTTTCCTCTCGATCTTGGCGAAGTTTTGCCATTCCCATAGACTCATTACTTGTAGCACCTTTGGTCTCTCTCCTAACTTCGTCATCGGCTTCAAACATAGCCTTATTCATCTTTTCACGATCTTCTTCGTTAGCATCGGGAGGAATTCTTAAAAGCGCATTGAAACCCCGTCCTTTAGGGCCTGCTTTTTTATATGCATCTTCACCAATTAATGTTTTGGGAAAGTAGATGCCCTTATGATTGTCGGCCATCACTTACCCCTTTTGAACAAGGCTATCAATTTTTGCTTCAAGCCTGTTAAAGCGTTGGTCAATGTGTTGCACAAACTTGTCCATTTCTGCTTGAGTGACGTTATCACGGGCCACCTCTTCTCTAGTTTTGTTAATCAAAATGTTGAGCCGCTGGATCTCAGATGCCTTCTCATGACCGATATAAGCCAAGACACCCAGTAAAACAGTCAACACCATATTCCAAAGCATCATCTCCATATCAGCACTTCCACGCCCGTAGGCTCTTATTGATACGGCTGTTTGGATCGTTAGCGGTTTTAGCGCTAGTTAACTTCTTTTTCATGCCCGTCATACGGGCACAGAATGATTTCTTGCGGGCGCCACCTTCAGGTTGTGGAGCCTTGAGTCCGGGCTTACCGGGGTTAGCAGCGTTATACGATGCCCGCCCCTTAGCGTTTAGCCCACCTTTTGGGTTCTTGCCCTCTTTGCGTTGCCACGCAGGAGTCTTAGCCATTTGCAATCTTCTCGTCTTTAACTAGCCGTGGGTAGAAGGCTTCGTTTCCAAAATCTCCCTCGTACTCTTGTACGCCCATGTGACCTAGTTTAATGGTTGGATCAACCCAGACTTGGAACCCATTTGCACGGGCGCGATCACAGAACAAGTAATCCTCGCCTACATATGAGTTGTCTTTTACCGCAAAGTCAAAGACCGCAGACAGCGTGCGCTGGGTCTTATCATCCCAATAATGCCATTGTGGGTTGTCTTTAACCAACTTCTCAATGACTTCGCGTTTAATCATCATAAAAGCAGTAGCCACCCGCTGGGCACGTACTAGCCCCATGCCATTCATTGTGACGCCGTTACCATCTTCATCCAGCGTAACAATGTAGGTTTTCTCTGCCTTACGAGCGCACGGAATACCAGCAGCAATATCAATATTTGGCTCTGACAACCAAGCCAGTAAACGAATAACGTCTTCTGGCTGAAAGTTGATGTCGGCATCAATAAACATCAGATCCGTTGCATCAGACTCTAGGAAGTCCTGAACCAAAAGGTTACGTGCCCGTGAAACTACCGAGCATCCACAAATACTTCCAATCGTAATGTCAATCCCGTGAGCAGGTGCCTGTTGGGCAAACCGCATCAAAGAAATTGCTTGTTTGAGTGAAACTTTGTGGTCGTAAGCAGGGATACCGAAAAAGATCTTCCGGCCTGCCAACGTGTAACCTTTTTGATTTTGCATTTGTTTGGTTATCCGTAGAAAAGTACCATTGAAGTTGTGTTAGTAACAGTGCCGTGTAGCGTACCGGTTTTAACCAGAATACCCTCACCCGGTAAAGGAATGATGGTATAGCCAGCCGTACCGCTTGCAGCAGTGTCTACAGTTAGCACAATGTCACCACTAGCGCCGCCTTCGCGGATAACAACAGAACCAGCGCTCGAACCGTTAACCGCATACACGGTTTTGATACGAGTCCGGTTAATGTCGTTATTGTTCTGGTCTTTAAAGTTACCAGTAGACGTTAACGGCTTTGTGCCAAATACATCATATTGCATGGAAGCCATGTCAGCCTCCTATTAAGCAGTACGTGTAAAGGCGTATGCGGTTGGGCTTGAGAACATCAACGTGAACCGTGCAAGACCAGTCGCTCCAGAAGCAACGTCTAAATCACCAAACGTTCCAGCAGCGGCGGCGGCAGCCACAGCGCCAGCAGATAAAATAGCGTTCGTGTTTACAGCAACAGTTACCGTGTTTGCACCAGCCGTGTTATCAATATACAGGTCAAGGACAGTGCCTTTAACTGCATTAATAGCGGTACCAAGAGCGGTGCCAGTAGGTAATGTAATTGTGGTTGCTGCGGCAGATGTTGAGGTGATGTAGCCAGAAGCAACTTGGGCTGCGGTAGCGGTTGCAGTAGCGTTGATTGCGTTAGCGGTAGTAACTTGATGCCCGTCGATAAACCCGTTTTGGGACGCGACTGGGCCATTAAAAGTAGTGCGAGCCATGTTAGACCTTTCGTGTTGTAGCACATCCCGGCGCAGTCTCTACAAAGTCTGCTAGGTCAGTCTGTGCCGGTAAAAATTCCTAGTACCCAGAGAATACAACAAAAGGGGGGTTTTGCAACCCCCCTCCTACAACTTAAGCGCCCGGTGAACCAAAGACGCCTAGCGGATCAGACCAGCCGAACGAATAACGCTCGCGGGACTTGTAACGAACGTTACCTGTGTCGAAGTCACCGTCCATTGACTGAGCCAATGGGGTACGAACAAAGTGCTTCAGACCGTTAGGAACGTCAGTCGTCAAGAACCAAGCATCAGGATCGGTCAAGAAGTGGTTAACTGTGTAACCCTCTGGGATCGAACCATTGCTCTTCAGAGCGTTGATGTCGTTGTCAGCCGTAGCAACACGCAGTTCCGTCTCAAGAATACGAGTCGCAACGAACATATTGGAAGGAGCAACGACCAATTTACGCGGCTTTGCAGCAATTAGCAGACCACGCTCGTCCGTCCAACCAGCGATCTGAATAACAGCAGCCTCAAGGGAGGTTTCAGAAAGGTCAGCAGGAGTTGCGGGTTCGTTGCTGTTTGTGCCACCAGAAACTAGGGGGTGAGCAGTCGAGAACAACTCAACGCCGTCGCCACCAGTATAGGCGGAGTCGAAGCCGTTGTTCAGGATTGCAGCAGCCTTAGTCTGCTTGGTGTAAGCCATAGCACGGGCCAAAGCCTTGGTGTACCGGCTGGACAGGGAGTCATAGAGGTTGTCCTCAATTGCCTCTTCCGTCAGCGAGAAGCCAAGAGCAATGGTTTCGTGGTTATAGCGAGCAGTCCATGCCTCTTGTCCGTTGTCATAAGCGATGGCAGAACCTTCGTTTTTGACAGGAGCGGCTGAGAAGCCAGACAGTTTTGTTTCTTCTTCGAAGGAACGCTCAGAGGTCTCGGTTTCGAAAATCTCTTTATGCTCTTCGCCGTAGCGAGCATACTCAAGACCGAACAATGCGTTCAATCCCGGGAGGAGTTCCTTCAGTAGTTGTGCACGAGAAATAGCCATTTAATATGCTCCTTATACGCCAGTGGCGTTGTAATACCGGTGCACACCAAAGTTCCACTTCACGATTACTTCCGTGTAAGAACCGGGATAACCAGCGATTGCTGTCTCAGGAACAGTGTCGATAATACGAACTGGGAGGGTAGTCGTGGTGTTAGAAGCGTTATTAATCGCTACACCAGAGTTGCCTGTAGTCGTAGAACCGGGGTTCTGAACCAAAGCAGCGTTACGGTTGACATCAGTACGGTTTAAGTAACTGATGGTTGTGGTGCCAGTAGCACATACTGCGGCCTTAAACAAAGCATCCGGATCGTCCTGCACGTATGCAGTCATCGTGGAGTTTGTCAAACCACCGGGGTAGTACTGACGGAAGGTCAGACCAAGAACCGGATCAACAAATGTGCAACCAAGGAAAACACCAACAGCAGAGCCAGAGTCCGTGGTGGCTACTTTCCGGATCGTTCCATCAGTGGTCAAGTTAACAACATCGCCAAAGAAGATGGCGGTTGTTTCACCCGAACCAATGGGGATCTGACGAGTAGCACCAGCAAACACCTGACCGCCGATCAAATTGATCGGGATTAGCCCGTAAGGGCCTGATACGGTGGGATATGCCATTTTTAAGCCTCGTTAAAAGTTATTTACCTTTACCGAACGACGTTTTGGAAGAACGCTCTTTAAAAAGCGGCATCCTCGGGTCGTTCTCTCTCATGAACGTGTTATCTACGGCCTCCATGTTGTCTCTAGTGGCTTTAGCGTAGTACTGCTTACGCTGCTGCATAAATTCTTCAGGGATCTTGCAGAGTAACAGTCCGGCAACCTCAATGTTGTCCTTAAAACGACTATTGGGGTCAGTTAACATCTGGAACTTAGGCTGCTCTTCAATCCGAACAGGCTCCCATCCTTCACGCATCTTTGCAGATGTGTTCTTGGGGTCTTGCTGTCCTAATGAGGCAACCCGAATCCAACGGTATGCGTATCCCGGCTGTTTGTCTGGCTCCGGTAATGCTGAAGCAGGCATCCAAGCCTTCGGGCGCTCTACGTTTGATCGGTTTTCAAGTTCGCGTGCAAGTCTATTTTCTGACATGTTAGTTCTCCATTGTCTTCGCAAATTCCCGAGCATATTGCTCAGGGGTTAAACCTAATTTTTTCGCAATCATTAACTGCGATTGCTTAAGCACTATCTTTTTGGAGGATGTGCTACGCGATGCCGGAGCAACCACTGTGGCAGGTTTTTCGGTGCGCGTAACGGGCTTGCCGCCCCCGTTAGTCGTTTTAATCTCTTCTTCCTCGAACTGTTCGGGGAAGCGTTTCCGTATGGTTGTGTCCACACGGTCCCAGTATTCGTCAGTACCTACAAAGCCTTTTCCGTACTGTTTCTCTAATTTCTGATGCAAGCCAAGTGCAAGGCTTGTCATTTCCTCGTCTACACCAAACCACGTATTGCGCTCTTGCCACGCAAGTGTCTTTTGGTCGGGACGAGGCACTTGTACCTGTTGCTGCTGGTTACTATTTACTTCAATTTCAGGCGTTTGTAAAGAGGGTCTGTAATCTTTTATGCGCTGAAGTTTAAAGTTTACTTCCGATAGTTTGGCTTGCGCCTCTACCACCTTGTCGGAGTCTCCGGCCTCATATGCCTCTTTGTAGGCACGTTTAGCCATCTCCATTTCAAGTTCTGCCGCCCCTCTGGCTGTGTCAAGGAAGGATTTCTCCCCCTCAGACAGCCTTGATTTCAGACGTTTATTCTCTTCAATTGCCCGCTGGGCAACGGTTAGAGCCTCCTGTTGTTCACGGAAAGCGGCTTCCTTGGCTCGGCGCTCATCATGCCAAACCTTTTTCATTTGTTTCAAACGAGTTTTTACTTTATCGGAATACTCTTCTAACTCGTCTGCCTCTAATTCTTCGACAATTTCCTTGGGAAGCGGCGTCCTGCCTCGATCTTCCTCCGGTGTGTCGTCCTGAATTTCGATGTCAACTTCGGGTTTTCCCTTAGCCTCTACTTCTTTTTCTACGGGTTTACCCTGATCTTCACCCTCTACTTCAAACTCAAATTCGGGCTTTCCTTCTGCTTCTTTTGGTAACGGCATGTCTAACTCCTATTTGCGGCTGATTCCACGGGGGTCTTCAACTACTCCCTCGACAGAATCATCGTTGATGATGCGAAACTCACGACCATGAATCTTGAGTCGCGTACCTGCGTGGGGGCGCACGAGAATAAAATCCCCTTCCTTACACCAAGGTCCACTTGGGAACCTTGCAGCGTCCTTATAACAATCCGGACCCATCTTCACGACAAAAAGAACCGTTGTAAGTAGTTCTTCGTGCTGAAGAGTCATATCGGACTTAATGATTCCGCTTTCGTACTGCTCCTCAATGTTAGGAATTCCACACAAAATGCGGTATCCCGAAGGATCCGGTAACTGCTTGGCTTTGCGTTCGTCCGTGTCTGGCAGAGTACTTACTTCACCTTCTTCTGTAGCGATGGCGAGTTCAGTCATCGTCTTTTTCCATCCTTTCCTTTGTTTCAATAAGAATATTGTTTGCGATCAGTAAGCCACGGTAAATGCCACAGGCGTATTGATACGCCCCAAAATCTTTGGCCTTACCTAAAACAGCGTCCTGCTCGATTACCTTCATTTCCTCTCGTATCTTGTCTGAAAGATACTTAAGTATGTCATTACTCATTCATTGCCTTTCTTTGGTGGTTTGGAACCTTGCGCCCTTTGTTGAGCGATTTGTGAGCCGAGTCTTATACCTTCTAACTCCATCTTGGCATTAAGGTCGGCTTTGTCTTTTGCGGTCTTGGCACCAACTTGCATACCTGCAATCTCTTTCTGTGCCTCAATCCGTTGCTTCTCAATCTCAAGTTGATCTGCCTTTGCGGCGGCATCCAACTGATCTTTGGTGGACTTACGTTGCAGTTCGGCTTGTTTGAGAGCCAATTCTGCCTGTTGCATCTGGACAATAGGATCTTGTGCGACCTGTTGTGCCTGCTGCTGTGCTGCCTCGGCTTGGTTGCGAGCAAGAAGTTTTTGTGCTCCTGCTGCCGCCAAACGAGAAATTTGTACTTCCATATCTTCCGGCATATCTTGATCTGGTGCCGGATACGGAACGCCAAGTTGCTCTTCCAACTGACGACGGTACTCAAAGGCCACGTGTTCTTGAATGTGCGCAGCCATCGCACCCATCATCTGATTAGCCATTGGTGACTGACCAACCATCTTTGCAATTTTCGGATCTTGGATAGCAGCCATATGGACAGTGATGTGGGCTGCGTGATCTTGATATATAAACGCCTTGACCGGTTTGCCAGTAAGGATGTCCATGTTCTCAGAGACCGGATCACGTGGCTTCTCATCGTCTTCCATCGGCACTAACTTGGCAGCGTTCTTGACACCCAAGACTTCAAGCATCTGCCGGTGTAAGTATGGGAGGTCGTATAACTGAGGAGCCTGCTGGGCCAACTGCATCACCGCCTGATACTGGACAACCTTCTGCGACATGGTTGCCGCATTGGGGTCACTTACGGGGATGACGTAGACCTGATCGTAATCTGACTTCTTAGCCCGTGGTGGGCCTTCTACCGGCTCATACGAATAATCCTCGGGGGTGTAGTCGCGGATTATGGTCTTAAGGAGTTTGAACTCCTGCTTCATGCTGTAGTGAATCCGCGCTTGGACAGCGCTCATCACCTTTAACGTCCGCTCTAATATAGCCAGCGTCGTACCAACAGGAGACTGGGCACTCATGTCGGATACCTTCAGATCCGCTGCACTAGCGAACCTACGACCTTCTTCAACGATGGTGCCCAATAGGGAATACAACACCTGACTCGGCTCCTTATATGGGAGCGTCATGATGTTGTCTTTGATTGTGCCGGAGGCTACATCTACATCTCGGAATTCTGCCGGAGAAATCGGCGTGTCATCTCCCTTAACCCGAAGACCTTTAGTTTTGAATCCTCCGGGGAGATTCGAGAGAGTACCCGCGTCAACAAGTTGGCGAATAATAGAAGTACCAGACTTAGCAAAAGCGCCAATGAGATGAATGAGACCAAAAGCATAGAAGCCAAATCCCGGGATGTATGAATAATGGACAAAATGATTGCGTTTTTGCTTAGTATCATCATCTGGATTCCAATTCCGACGAATTGCTAGGACTGTTTGCGTACCTTTTTCAATAGTAACGACGTAAGGCAGCGCAATACCCGTTGGCTCCCCATCTTCGTCTTTGTCCTCGTATCCGGGTAGATCGAGGTCAACGTGCATCTCAAGGATCTTGTACCGGTCATCAGATGAGGCACGAAAGCCCATCTTCTCAGCGATTTTCTTTTCAACCTCATCGAATGCTTCAACCGGATCACCAAGTTCTACATCTGCGTAAAAGCCCGCTACCTGTAACTTACGCAGTTCGTTTTCTGTCTTACGCATTACGTGCGTGACACGCTCTGCGTTCTCTAAATTAGACGCTCCATACGGAACTACGACATCTTCAGCAGGGACAAACAGCGATACCTGACGCTCAAGATAGGGGTCGTAATAGACTTTCTTGAACGCATTACCTGCCAGACCCAAGCCCCACAACATCCGCTCATGCTCAGGCCGATACTCGACCATCACATCGGTTAGTTGGAAGTTCATGTCATCTTGAACACGAATAGCGGCTTCTTTTTTCTCTGGCGTCTCTTTACCAATGATCTGGGTTCTCACCGGCCCCGTCGATGGGAAGGTCTCCATGATGGTCTCGGCTTGGAACTTAACGAGAGCCTCACTTAATAGCGGGTGGTGTACACCACAGGCTCCGGGCCACGGCTCGGTGCGGTCTTCAATCTTCATGCCCAGCAACTCTAGGCCATCGACATAGGTCTGCATCCAGTCTTTGCGGCTGGAGATATCTTCTTCAAACTCGCCTAATAGGTCGCCACATAACTGAGTTAACTCTTCCTCGTCCATCTCTTCGGCAAGGTTGGCGTTGAAGTCGTCCTCAACTTCTACTTCCTCAATCTCTAGTATGGGCTTACCATCAATGCCAATACGCACGGCTTCTGGATCTTCAATCTCTATCTCAAGAGCAGGCTCATTTTCCAACTCTTCGAGATCTAACCCTAGCGGGGCTTGCCCTAGTGCTTTATCAATTGCCATATTCTGTCCTTAGTAATAACCTTCGAACTTACGTTTAAACGAAGGTAACTCATCTTCTTCATCCAGTAGTGTGCGTATGTACCCACCCTTGCGGAATCTCATCAACGCAAGGGACACAGAGTCAACGTAGTCATCATGCTCGCCCGCTGGGAAAGATGCAACTTCCTCGATCACTTCCTCCGCCCAGTGGGTGTTCGGTGCCCACACTCTACCACTTGCAAACAGGTCTGACACGGCGTTCAATCGGCTGATCTTGTCGTTACCCTTACTTGGAGTGAATTCTTGCACTGGTATACCCATCGCCCGCATCTCGTAAATCAGGGGCGCCCCAGAGGCTTTCTTCTCAATAATTACGCTATCTGGACCCCACTCTTTATATTGGTCAATCGCCGTTTGTTTTAGTTTCGGGAACTCCATGCGCTCCCGAAAAGCGTTCAAAAGTATTATGTTTGCCTGCATCAGCCCCGTGTCGTCCGGCTGGTAGAAGACCCCCCAGTGGGTCAAGGCACTGTAGTCGGCTCGATTACTCTTCTCAAACGCCGTATCCCACGCCATCAGGGTAAATTCACAACTGGGCGCATCGTCGTCCTCCCAGATCTGCCACCACTCGCGCTTCACAATCGCCGAAGACTCGGAGGTCGGGTTCTGCTGGTACTGCGCCATCCACTTGCCGTGGGGCAGTTCCTTTTTAAGGGCTTGGAGTTCTTTGATATCCCAAAACTCAGGCCACAAGGGCTTGGGCGGGTCGTAATCTTCAAAAAGTGCTGGAAATTCAATGACTTTCCACTCGTCGCTGTCGCGCTGGGCCGCGGCTTTGAGCACCTGCCCGGTCAGGTCCTTCTTAGACCACCGAGTCATAACGATAACTATGCTCCCACCCGGCTGGAGACGCTGCCGCGGGCCTGATGTGTACCACTCGTAGGTCTTATCGTAGATCTCGGGGTTTATTTCTGCTAGCGCCGCTTCTTGTTCCGAGTGAGGGTCGTCAATAATGAGCAAATCCGCGCCTTTACCGGTAACAGCACCCCCAACACCGATAGCGAAATACTCTCCACCCTTGTTAGTCGCCCACCTGCCAGCAGCCTTAGAGTCTGCTTGTAACTCAACTCCTTGAAATACACTTCTATAGTTTTCTTGGTCAACTAAGTTCCTCACTTTTCGCCCGAAACCCACCGCCAACTCGGCAGTGTGGCTGGTCTGAATGACTTTTTTATGGGGAAATTTGCCTAAAAACCAAGCCGGGAGCAGGTAGGAGGCAAACTCAGACTTGGTATGGCGGGGAGGCATGTTAATGATCAGCCTTTTACACTCGCCGCGGGCGACTTCTTCGAAAGCCGCAGCCATTTTGGCGTGGTGCCGCCCAGAAATGAAGGCGGGCCAGACTTCTTTGACAAACTCCATGAAGTTGGTTCCCACAAAAGACCGCTTTGCCCTAGCAGCCAACTCATTTTTGAGGGAGGCGATGTGTAACTTAGCGCTTGGTGGGGCATTTTTGATCGCTAGTTCTAGTTCTTCGGGGGTAAAGTCTGAAAGTGTGCGCTTCGCGCTCATACCCGGCCCAGTTCTTCATCCAAATCAACCCCCAGCAAGGGGTCCTTGCCGTCCGTCACGGGTATTGCGTGCCCCATGTACTTAGAAAGGGTAGCCACCAACTCGGCTTCTAACTCCTCGGTGGACTTATTGTTGATATTGACTTCTAGGCGTTCCGTAAATAGCCCGATTTCTGAGACTTTTCCAAGTAATTCCAGCGCCTTTAGTTGCTCAGAAGGCTTGGCTGGCGGGGCAAGCGCCGGTTCACCCGTGGGAAGTTTGATGGTTTTTGGGTTTGGGTTAGATATATCTAAAAGCCGGTTAACGATGTAGTTTCTGGCTTGGATATTGGACTCCAAGACCTTGTAGTCATACTCGGTAACTAAGGCTTTTAAGTGAATCGCTGCTGCCGAAGTGGTCGGCACTAGAGCGGTCATCCCGCCGTCATTAAATATTTCTCTTGCTTCTTTGCGGTCAGCCTCATTAACTTCAATATTGGCACCGGCTTGATTAAGAAAGTCTGCGGAATTAAAGAATGCTTGCGCCCTCTGGGCGATATCGGCAGGTGTCCCTTGAATCTCGTGGATCAATGGGTAGTCATGCGTTGTGGGTACAACTGTGATCGGCATCGTTTGCAGTCCGGTTTGTGGGTACTCCAATGGTCCGGAACTTACAACGTATTTCTTTGTACGTCAAGGGGGTGTGGGGGACTTGGAAAACCTCCATCGTCAAAGAGGCGCCCCCACGAAAAAATTATATATCCCCCGGGTGTATGGGACCCATTAGGAAAAGCATGGGGGGTGTTTTCCATAATAAGAACTAAGTTAGTGCTGGCTAACTTTGATAGGGGGTGGG